CGTCAGTTCCACCTGAACCACCTTCTCCGCCATCATCAGCGAATAACTGTAAATTGAAGTTTCTTTTATGGGATAATTTTAATAATTCTTCTAATTCTTTTTTCATTTTTTTATCTCCTATCCGTATCTTTTAGAGAGTTACACGCCTGCTCTTCTCCGTAGCTTAAAGTTTCCACGCCTGACTCATCCATATCTTTTAAAGTCATAAATGCTTGGACAAAATAAAAAGCGCCACATGCGCTAATTTTTGATTTCTAATTGTACATAATCAGGGTAAGTATGACTTACCTCTCTACATCCAATTACAAAGCCATTAACTAATGTAATTGACTTGCATGTTGGATGATATACACCTATATATCCCTCTCCTTTTTCTAGAGAGGCTTTTATTTTATCTTTGGTTAATTCTTCCAAGCTATAGCAAAGTGTCTGTAATAGCGTAGAAATTGCTGAACAAACAATATCATCACCACACGTGTTGTAATTTGCATGGCCAACACATTTAATTGCTATATGTTCCTTAGAAATTCCAACTGTAATCTTGATCATATAAGTTCCTCTTTAAGAAAATAAAAAGCAATCACCCTCGATTGCCATATTTTTTCTTATTTCTTTCCAATGATTTTGTTTTGCTTTTTGGTGGCGGTACATAACAGTCATATTTTTCATGACGAATACGTCCACAAATCATACACATGTATTGTATTTTCTTTACAATAACACGTCTTTTCTTATCAAAGTATTGAACAGTATGATATTCAAATTCTTGATGGTGATGTGGTCTTAACCCTTCAGCCATTAGAATCCTCCTTTCTATTTTTTACAAAAAAAGCAAGTCATTTAAACTTGCTCATTAAATACATTTTGTTGTTTTAAATGCTTCTTCTAATTTTGGAAAAATAGTTGCTATATAATTAACAACATCTTCATTATGAAATTGATATCCAAATTCAATACCTGCTTCATACATAAAAGCATGAACTATTTCATGTCTTAACGATGCATTGATCATAATATCATCTTTATGCAAAAATATCTTTTTTTTCTGTGTAGTCAACATATGCATCTGCATTATTTTTAAGCATACATGGATCTTTTTCGTCTAGCTTTTCAATTTCATAAATCGTTCCTAAAACATTAACTTCCATATCTACTCCTTAATTTAGTCAAAATAAAAACCGACTACTTGTCGGCTTGATTATATCAGTTTGTTAAATATCCATTTTCATATAAAAATAGCATTTCATCAGTGCTAAGGTAATCAAAAAGTGTTTCAATATGACCATAATCTTCTGAAACATCTTTAGGGATAGCGGGTTTAAATTCTTTAGGAATAAAACCTAACTTATCACATATTCTTTTATATTCAGTTTCAATTGCTTGTTTATTCATTTGATATCACCTCTATTATTACCCCTGCATCTTCAAACATCTCTTCTACTCTTTTAGTATATCCATCTTTTTGTAAAACATCAAGTGCCAGAGAAGCAATATTTATGTTGAATTTATCACTGTTTTTTATTAGATATTTATATATATTACCATTATGACAAACAACAAGTCCAAACAAATATTTTCTTTTACCTGCTACCACTAAATCATTTATGCTTGGTACACTACTTCCTGGATGATTATGCATACCAATAATACTATAATCGTCAATTTCATCTAAAAACTTAGACATTTCTTTAGTAGGAACACAACTGAAATCAATGT